AACTAAGGGGCTATGGAGGTATGGATGAGTTCGCTCGGCTTGGTACCCGAGAAAACTTATCCTGCCCAGCACTGGTGAGGTTGGAGCTACGTCCGGGAAATATTTTATTATTCCCCTTATGTAGTCATCCAACCAGCTACTGGCCTTCCAAAATCCGCTAAGGTATAGCTGATTTCGGAGAGAGACAGTAGAGACAACACCAGTAACGTCTTGGCGATGTGTCGGTAACGCTTGCCGGACACGAGTAATGGAAACATCGTGTCCATTAAAGTATTCCCGACCACAAGACTCTCTGAACTTTCCAGTCCAGAAAGACTTGTCCAGTCCTACTCGAGCTCCAAAAAGTTCGAGGGACTGCACAACGCCGAGCACATGTCTAGTGGGGACAATTAAATCATCCCCATAGACGCGCACCGAGTCGACATACGAATTTATCGCATGTCGATTAAGTGGTGTGTTAAGCGATCTCTGAATTCCTACGAAGACCATGGTTAGAAAGACCATGGCTTCGACAGGAAAACAGAGTGCTGAACCCATAGACGCATACTTGGCGAGACGTATTACACGTCCGTCAGGTAAGACAGCCCGTCGGGATCTAGTCGCATCGAGAGCCGCGCTGAAATACGGCCAACGATGTGCCATAGACCTAACGAGCTGATTGGAGACTCTATCGGAAGCATCGCTCAAATCGAGCGTCGCGGTTTGGTTGTCAACCGAACCACGAAGAGCAAGTTCCTGGTTAGGAACTTGATCTCTAATTCCGATAACCCTCGAGAGGAAGTTATCCCTCTCAAGGTGCCCGAGAAAACTGCGAAGAATCCCTTGCTGCATATATTGCATGCAGGTCGGTTCCATCGCAATAACTCGGGGAGTTTTCAACGTTTTAGGAACGAGAGTGACCTTTACAGGCACTTCCGAACCGGGTTCGAGGAAGCTCACTTTCTCAAGCTCGAGGTTAAACCTCCAGTTTGGGATCGTGTAGTCACCAACCGGAAAAACCGATTGGAGTCGATCGGTCCAGACTGCTTGGTTGAACTTACGGTTTCCCGTAAGTCCATCTGCAGTAGACCCTGGACCATGCCCAGGAAGAATATTTCCGTAATAGATATCTCTATCTATTTTGGAAAATAGACTTCCAAAGAGCAAATCAGACATGGAAACAAATTCGAGGAGATCTCTCTCCTCGAGTTCCGCATCTGATGATCGAACTTCCTGCTCACACTCGACATACTTCTGTATAGCTTTGTGCTCCCTTTCGGGAGTACATCGCAACTCCATCTTACCAAACATCAATGTTAATTGACGAATGGCTTGGATGGAGTCTATACAGGGGTCATCGAGTAACACACCGCTACCCCGGTCGAAGACACGGCTGAAGAAACCTCCGAGAAATCGGGGGAGACTTCCTCCTCGTTCTGTCAAAAACGAGGAGTGGATACCGGCCTTCCCTTGGTCTAGCCACTTTTGGGTAGCCTTTCCAAGGGATGGCAGGGTTATCGTCAAGAACGATAACCCCTCATCTTCGACACGCGCCATGACCGTATTAATGTCATGGCTGGCGCTAGTGCAACATTGGATAGCAGATTCCTCCGCTATCTTGGACCAGAGTGACATCAGGCTTTTCATCCGCCCTCCTATATAGGGGGTAACAGATCCATAGCCTATGTCGCTTACGGAGCATAAGCAAAATTCCTAATGGAATGATGCTTATACAACACCACGGAGTACGATACATTACTGTATCGAGCCTAGCACTTTCTAGCCTTCACCCTATTGGATGAAGTAGCTAAAAGAATGCATTGATGATCCGACCGCCAATATTGAACGCCAGAAACACGAGGAGAACAGTTTTGTAACTGATCTTCAACGTGATATGGAGTTCATTGACGTCGATCTCATCGCGGTGAGACCGAAGAGAAACGAAAGGAAAGTGGTCTTCTTCCGAAGACTCCTCCCTATTCGTCAACTCCCCGGCCCCCTCACTACGATTCACCACCAAGAAGTTTGGTGACGAATGCATCCGAAGTCGCCGTGAGGAGGGTTTTGAAGCCCACCCACACGGCAAGCGCCTCTGCGTTCGTATAACCCGCGGGTGGAATGTCGAAGACGACGTAAGTCGCCATCGACACAACCACGTTCTCCGCAGGCTTGAACGGATCAGCGGTGACTTTGGAATGGTCGAGCCTCGCCAGTCTCCGGTGCCTTCCACCTTTAGCGGTGGAATGGTTGACCGAAAGCTGGATAAGTCCATCAGCAGAAGCATACCGCGACTCGTCACCTTCCGCAAAAGTACGCGGAAGAGGCGAAGTTACGGCAGCAATGGTGATGGATTGAGGATCGGTAAGTGCCATAGGCATCACTCCTAAGGCTCAGGTCTTGAGCCTCTATTTGGCGTTTGACGTAGATTAACATCTACAACTACACGCGGGTTAACCCGAGTGCAGCTGCAATCGCCTTCTGTCGGTTGGTTAGACCGCCAGATAGGCCGAACCCAAATGGTGTCGCCCTCCTACGTAGCTTGGTTTCACACTCCAAGACTACGCGTTGAGGGTAGGTTCCCAGTGGCAAAAGCCCTGAGTAACCAGACCAAGTATAGGTATCACGGACCACAGAGTGCTCCATGATATATCCATACTTGAGGACAAGACCATCGGTTGACCAGCTGTTGGCATTATGAATCAAGTCGCCAACATTGCTGAACCAATCGACAGCCCAGCTCCATGGGGCGATCTCCCACAACGTTTCTGGATTCAGGTCCAAACCGAGTGTTTCTATAGCTCGGTTGGAATGGTCCACAAAACTATCTTCCAAAGGTGGAACATAGTATGTGAACGCACCTGAAAACCAGCGACGTATATCAATACGTCTGTTGCGGTAGACCTTCCCAAAATAGTTCAGTTGGTTGAGATAATACCACTTACTAGAGGCGTTACCGACCAAGGTAGCACCCGCAAGCGGTATAAAAGTTGTCTCAACCTCAGAACTAATCGATGGAAAATCATAACGACGCCGAACAACCTTTCCACTATTCTTAGCGTATTGTTCATAGATATCGCTAAGACGTGTGACGCCATGAAGAAAATCATGGACGTCACCAAGGAGAGGCTGCCAGCCGAACTGCACGTTAAGATACTCGTCGCCCAGGGACCTATGAACATCCCTTATGCGACCAGATCTAGACTCCCAGAAGGCGTGACCCAAGATATGGGGCANACCATCATGGTAAGTCTCGAGCAGCGCGGTTGCCATGTCGGCAACGTTATTATTGGGAGAACACCTTGCGATGGCAGTCGTTCCAAGTGCTGCAAGCTCAGCATCAGTTGAGCGAACAGACTTAGGAAACGGCATGTTAAACGGACTGGTAGGCAAGACAGCGCAACTTTGTCGCTCTCTTGTTTTAAAGTCCGCACCAACGTAAGGCTCATGCCATCCAGAATCTATGAGTTGAGGAACCGCAAAAGCTGGTTCCACAACACTAGTTTTCTGCATGGTAAAGTTCCCCCCATAATCATCGGGTGTTTTGACGTAAACATTTCCTGTTTCGTCATGGATGTAGCGGTTCATCGTTTTGTCAAGACGACGACCTCTACCCCACCCGGGATGATTTTCGGACTCAGTCACCTGAGTCCCCGTCCAGAACGACCATGCATCTTGTTGAGATGCATGGCGTGGTCCGTACTCCGAGATCCCGTTGCTGTTTCCAGCTCCGGGTGGAGATGCGGACCTACTATCCCAGCTATTCGGGCCAATAAATGGCACCGAACGGCGTTTAATGGTAGTAGCCAGACGGCATCAGAGCTCCTTTCGGTCCCGCAGGCATTAGCCTGCGAATCATGTACCAACAACAGGCTTTACCAACCTGCCATAGGTACAAGGATATTGCACTGCGCCAGGAGGGCCCTCGCGGGCCC